TCTATCGTATCCCCGCCGTGGCCAGTAATCTCAATCCAGTCGCCCTTTTGGGTATAGCCAATATCGGTTCCGTCTTCTTGCACGTGCGTTACTGAATCAACAGGGCCGTACGGCAATCGCAGTTCTACCAATCCGGCCTTGTCAAAACTATATTCAACGGTAACAGTTGTCTCATAGAGCACGCTCCGTGTATAGCGCTGAAAGGCTTTCTGTGCATCCTCAATAAGAGTTTCTACAATGAAATCATCAATAGAGGCATCAATACGTGCCCAATCTTTTGCAGCAGAAACATCCGTTGCTAACGTAGCTGATTCCGTAAGGTTCTCTGAGTCAATAAACCAATCAACGTATGTCTGTGATGTCAGGCTCATGCGTTTTCATATTTAGCGTACAGGCCGTACTTCTTTAGCCCTTCTGCACCTTGAAATTTATCTACTTCGTTTTCGCCTCGATATATAGTAAACCAGCTCCCGTTCTGCTCGTACTTGTACTTCGTTGGGAAGTCGGGTTTTGTCTTACGGTTCGCAAAGTTTTGATTTACTTTTTTCACAACAGGGCGTTTGCCTTCTTTAATCTTATCATCATGTAGCTCTTTATACTTGCCCTCGGATACATCAAATACTTCTCCTACGGGTTTTCTGCCATAGCTGCCATGTGTTGTTCTAAGTGCTCGTACTTTCATCAGTTAACCTCCACATGTGTCCATGCTTGACCTCTATTGATCATGCCTATCAACTCGTTAGTGACATTATACATATCGGCTATTTCACCATAACTCAATCCATCTTTTAGCATGTCATGTATCTTTCTAACATCGTTTTCTGTTAGTTTGCTTTGGCTGTTTTTAGAACCCTTTAAATCGGCTCTACCTATTAGCCCACTATCTATACCATGTTGATTATTTTCTGAATAAGTGGCCCATTCTAAATTATCTACATGATTGTTTGTTTTATCTCCATCTTTATGATTAATAGTTCTCTTATTTTCAGGATTAGGAATAAACGCCTCACCTACTAATCGGTGGATAAGATGATTTTTCTTTTCTCCACCCTTAACAAGCGTTACATATCTATATCCATGTGTATGTTTTTGTGGCTTTAACTTCTTGCCACTTGATACTCTTACATAGCTTATGATATCGCCATTTGGCTTCACAGTATATAATCCTTTATAACCTTTTATTTCTTTTTCCATGATGTTGACCATTAAGTTAATGTTAACCGTTCACCCCTGCCCCATAGTGGGGCAAGAGTCAATGGTCAACTTCTTAACTCACGCCTGCGGCTGCGAACCGGTCGTGAATAAATGCTGATGGATTATGTATCGGTAATCCATAACGTTCCTCAATTCTAACAGTGACCTGATTGGTCGTTACGTTGTCAGCATCTTGTTCAAAGAAGCCGATATTAACACCTTCGCGGAGTGCCATCGTGGCACCCATATTAAAGTCACCAACGAAGTATTCATCGTCTTGCACCGCAGTGTTTGGCACAATGCGAACACCAGCAACTGTCAAGCTACCGCCCCCGCTTACGACTTCAGGATACAAGTATCGGTTGTTTCCGTCCTTGGCAAAAGCAATGTTATACCAATCAACAGGATTGATAAGGGCAAGGTTTGCCATGTACTCGCCATTGCCACCTGCTCGCGCTTGAGCTATAGCGTTACCCAGTACGTCCAGCTTATGGACAATCGTACCAGAATCCAGTACCTGACTGTAGCTTTGTGCTACTTCAGCAATACCTTCCACATTTTCACCTGTGCCGTCGCCGTAAAGGATCTGATTGTCCTCATCAATGAACAGCTTCTTCGGTGCGCGTTGGTTGATATATCCGGTCAGGAATGAGGTGTCATCCAACATCTGACGAGACAATCGCATAAAAGCAGCACGAGTTTTGACATCAGCTGTCTTAGCTGTAAGGTCGAAATCTGACTGCCCCTTAGACTGCCCTTCTACCTGTCCGGCTGTGCCGTCATCATACGCCGTCTCCTGAACGTATCGAATAGTATCAGACGTTGTTGGGATTTGGGGAATGAACTGGCGCACATGGCTTGGTCGGTCAGGATCGAAATACACACCAGAAAGCCGGTCAGCTTCAATGACTTCGCCGGTATAGGTATTCCCGGTAGTCATATCGCCAGCTTTAACTTCAATATTAAGGCTTTTCATCTTTCCATTAGCCATAGCTCGCAAATCATCTTTTGATTCCTCAAAAGCATCGCTTAGGCTATCCTTAAAGGTTTTGGGCTTAGAGGTATTCCCGTCAATACGGTTCTGAGTCTTTTCGAGGCCGTCAAGACGCTCTTTCTGCATCTTAATAGACTCTTCAATAGACTGCACCATATTTTTGGTTTCCTCGTGCGCCTCACCAATGTTTTTAATCTCTTCGGCTCGCTTCTCCTGCGCTTGATCCAGCTGCTCAGAGAGGTTGCCGATCTTTTCTTCTACTAATTCTTTAAGTTCCATAATGTATCGTTTTGTAATTTAAGTTTGGTTTCAAATTGATCGAACGGCTCTACAATGTCGGGAGTGCCAACCTGCTTTTCTTCCTGCTCTTCGCGGGGAAGGGCGAGCTTTATTTGTTCAAGCTTGTATTCTAATAGTTCAAAAGTTTCATCAGTTACATCTCCATTGCGTAAAAATTTCTGAATCTTGCTAATTTCATCTTCCATAGAATCCTTATCTTCAAATTGGCTCTTTATAGTCTCCATTGGGGTTTGGGCATTCGCACCCCATGTTACTGTCGAGCCTTCATATAATCGTATTTCTTTTAATACATTAACTTCTTGCCCATTCCTTGTTTCGGTATCAGAGTTAACAACCTCATATCCAATAGAATGCTCATTATAAATTCCCGCTTTATATAACTTTAGTGTGTCATTAGCAAGAGTTGTATCAGGAAATGGTGTTTCAAAGTATAAGCCCTTGCCATCTTCTTTTAATACTTTTGGTTTACCTAATGGCTTCCATGCGTTGTGTTGAAAAAGATGAAATATTCTATTTTTTGATTTAGGCCCCTGCTCTCTAATAGTACGCTCAAATGCACCTGGGACAATGACATCTCCATCGGAATCAATATTATCAAAGGCCGAAAAATACCCCGTTACGGTTCGACCTTTCGTGTCAACGTCTTTTACTGATTCTTGTAATGATTTGAATTGTAACATAGCTATGATGTAGGCTTGAACTAATTAGTTGCTATAAGGTAAGAAATAGGCTTGTATAATTAGCCTTAAATGGCTATGTTATGTACATATGGGTGCACAAAAGAAAGATACACACTTACCGAAAATACGATGTACTACATCGTTTAGGTTGAAGGCGTATAAATTAGCTAATAAGAAAGATATGGATTACGCTGGATTAGTACGTTACTTAATTAGAAGAGAATCAGAAAAGGGATAGGTTATGGGAATATTTGATATAGCGTGGATTGTGTTTAAATACTTATTAGGAATCGGTATCGGTCTATTTGGTGTATGGCTTATTGTCGTTATTACAATGGGCTTTGCAAAAGCAATAGACGAAGTAATTAATGATTAAGCCGATATATCTCATCTGCTAACCGACTCTGTTCTCTACAATCGCTTTTCTCTTCGGAATAGATACTTGATTGCGTTGGTATCATTTCCAGCCAGTCTTTATAGTGAGGCACTACGGTAATGGGAACGCCTTTCTTAGCCGCTTCAAGGGAAAAAAGCAAGTCCACCATCTTATCCTGATCATACTGAAAAATATCCGGCATAAACTCATTCGTAAAAAACGCACTTACTCCTGTTCCGGCTACGTCAATTTCACCTTCCCTGTAGACTGGTAGCCGAAAGTGGAACGTCTCGTGCCCGTTGTAGTAATGCCTTCCTGTGCCCGTTAACTTGCGCCCGTGGTGTGTGATTACCCCACCATGCTGTTCAAGCTTCTCTAAGGTCATCTCTACGTAGTTGGGAGGATAGCAAATATCGTCATCACAACTAAAATAGATCTCATTCTCTTGTAAGAAGTAAAACTTGGAACGGTCCGTATAGTCAGGCCCCACTACCTGTGCCCATGGCCTATCTTCGGGAATGTAGTCGTTGTAATAGACTCGCACTTTGTGTACTTGGTCAATGATGGAGGCTACAGCTTCGTCTATAGAATCTTTGCGGGCTTCGTGGGTGGCGAAATTAGCAGAGAGTATCATTCACTTATATGATTTGGGAAAAGTAACGTAACGGGGTCTTGCTTATCGGTAGGAGGTTCGATAGTTTGGAACTCTTGTAAGACATCTTTCTCATTAGCTTTTAAATACAAATCAAATATATCAAAAACGCGATATATAAGTTCTAATGGGTTATTGTTTATCTTATAATAAGGGAAGGTATGATATTCATCAGTATATTCTTTCCACTTATTCAAATGTTTTCGCATATCTTCGAGCCGTTCAGGGTCCCCGCTTTCCCACATCCGATCAAGGCTTGCCAGTATCTCTTCATCGTTACGGTCGGTTAAGAAAATGTGATCTGCTTTGTTTGCTATGGCTTCGGAAAAAGGGTGGCGTTTGCATAGTACAACTTGATTATCTTCTACATGTTCGAGTTCTGCCACATCAAAACCGTGCCCTCGGATAAGAACATCATACCCGGCATGGGTTAGGGCAATTCTAACGATATTATACATTGCTGTACTCCCAGAACGCTTTATGCCACAAATTGCTACTAATTTCATTTGCCCGTCTCTGCAATTAAAGGATTAGTTCGTCTCTCTTCGGGATGCATCTTACTTTCCCCGTCCCCATGTGAAGCGTAATTCCTGTCAGGCAGTATCATCGGTATCTGATTACGATAAAACGCCTCAGATAGTTTCTGACCGACCCCACTTGATAAATGAGGGTTCCATACCCACCGATATTCGTTGACTGGCTCAAAGCCCCATCCAATAGCATCTAAGGTCTTCCTATTCGTCTTGAAGATACAATCAACGTACCCTACAGGACTCCATCCCCGATCCGGCCCCATATCCATGAGGTTCAAAGCGTACTTGTCAGGCGTTTCAATCTTATTCAAGCCTTCGAGATCAACGTTATACACATCGTCTTGCAAAAATAGGAACTCATCAGCTTTCGATTCCTTAGCAAATGCCAACATATGCAACCATAGCTCCCAGAATCGCTCTTTCCCGTGATGTTCAAAGCGGTAATAGGTGCAGTGCTCTTGGTGCGGCGTGGGGTCGTAGTCGCTGCCATCGTCTATGACAATGACATTGCCGTCAAGCTCTTTGAGAAGGCGCATTAGTAGGTTTGGCCTTTTATACGATGTTACAAACTTAATCATTCCCTCTTACTTCGTTTCGGTTTGGCTAATTAACTCCATCCTGTTAATAATATCATTTGCGCTAAATGTCATTGTCTCAGGCAAGTTAGAAAATCGATCATCTACTTTTGCCCTGCAATGATCAAACGGACTGCCTTTTATCACTTCTATCAATTTACCTTCTACCTCTGCTCTACCAAACTCTGAATAATGATAGAATCGCACCTTGTTCCCTATAGCGTTTACTAAGTCTATATCTCTACTCATTATCCTATCTTGATCTATATGATTTTGTCTTAATTTATCTGGGCTTATTTTTGATAAATCCATAATTTATTCCTCTTGTCTTTTTAACCATTGCGTTTGTTTTTCTTCGGAACACCTCTCCATACCGTTGTCGTTTCGTTTCGCCAGTAGTCTTTGGCTTGAAGGTGCTTTGCCATTGCGGAATAGCCTAAGACGTCCTCTTCCTCGCATAGCTTCGTTAGGTTGCTGTAGAAGGTGTAGGCTCCGTTGGTATGTAGTACAAAGTAAATCATATTTGCTGATCCCCCTTTATAATTCTTTTGAAATCTTCTTTATCCAAACTTAATTTATTCATATCAATTCGCTCCATAGCCCCTTTAAATTGATACATTTCATTTTCTGCCATTTTTAGATAATGGTCCATTGCCCTTTGCTTATCTTCCTCTGATCTGTTACTTGACCTATATCTTTTCTGTGCATTTTTAAGCACCCGCCAACAAGATTCAAGGCTTTGAATAGCTCCCTTTAATTCTATTTTCTCCTTCTGTGATTCATGCATATTATTGTGCAATTAGTTGACCATTATTTATTACCGTTGCATATTCCTGAAAATAATCAAGCCCCATTACTCGACTTGGATAATCAACAAGCATTTTATTTGCTTGCATAACACTAACACCCAAATAATCAGCAAGGCCAGTAGCATGAATCTTTTTTGTTACCGTATTGCCATTAACAATTCCTTTAATCTTAAAAGTGTCATCGGACAGTATGTGGTGCTTATAAGAAAACATAATCAGAAAATTAAGTTTCGGTTCCCTTTCTTGCTTCACCTCAATATATATAGAATAATAGAGAGTACCAAATAATAAACTATATTATCTTTTCTGTGCTACGGAGTAGGCTAATCATAGGTTTTATGTACCACTGTACACCTGCAATTAATACTTTCCCCTGCTGGTAAGGATGGATCACCTGGATAATCTGCTTCATAGCCACCTACACGGAAATCCTCTTCCATGCCACGCTGTTGGCCATCAGCTTGAAAGTGTGTAGCTCGTACTCTGGCGTCCATTGTAGCAAGCCAAATCTTCTTCAGGTTCAAAGACGTTGCCCTTGCTCCGATCATAGAACCTTCATTAGAAGCTGAAACGATTTCAGTTCTACTAACCCGTCTGGCACGAGTCATAGACATGCCGTTAGAAGATCTTATCTCCCGTGCTATCTTATCAATTCCCCACCCTTCCTGAATACCTTTTTCTAATACTTTTCTCACCTCTTCAACGGTAAAATCCGTAACACCTACAATCCGTGCTCCCGCTTCGGTCTGTGCAAAGTTCTTCAAGCGTTCCAACCATATATCCTCTAAGGTATCATCGGCTTGCTTTTGCATCGTAAGCCCTTCAAAGGTATCCCATGCAAAGCTAACACCTACGGATTGATACAGGTCGATGTAGCCGTCCTCAATAGCTTGTTGGTTGATCTCTGACTCAATATCGTCTATCGCATCTTGGGGCCCTTGGCTTCGGAGGCGTTCTAAGACAGGAGTGATCGAATCTTGGAGAGCATCATGGATACGTCTGGTCTGCTTATCTTCTACAGATAGGCGTTTGCGTTCGATAGCTACCCATAAGCGTTTTCTCCGGGGGTCATCATTCGGCATGTGTTAAATTATTAAATTCCTTATAGAACTTTTCTAATTCCCTATCCCAAGGTAGCAAAACCCTTACAGAATAGTTTATAGCAAATTTCTTTTTACATCTATCACATCTTATCAAGTCTGATTGTGAGGATAGCGATTCTATTAAATTGTAATCGTGTCCTATTAGCTTACACTTTATCTTTTTTAGAAGTTCCATTGGTATTTGCTTTTGAATATCGGCTTATCTCTTTGGAAACGTCCATCTCCTGCCCTACGGGTTGCCGTCCTATAGGTGCCCATGGCATATCCATACTGGGTTCGTCAATCGTATCATAATTAAGCGATTGCCTAAACTCATTTGGCGTTATCGGCCATGCTTCTTGTAACCAGCCAACCTTTTTGCCGATATCTTTGGCAAGGGCAGGGATGGCACTACTATCATAATCTATAAAATACTCCACACCGTCATGCTTAGAGTGATCGGCTGCCAGCCACCTGTTTAGTTCGTCTCTTAGATTATCAGCTTTCGGTAAGATCGTTTCATAGTACAACTCCCGGCGTGCTTCTGACTTGTTCGCTTGGATCTTGTTTTCGGGATCATTCAAGAGCGTCGTGTCAATGCCGTAAATATCAGCCAGCTCCCGCTTTGATTCCCGCATCGCTTCAATAATATTCAGGTCTACAGGGCTGATCCCGAAGTGTTCCCAGCGCCATTTAGCTGTTGAAACGAGCATTTTCTTATAGTTGTCTGGCCCCTGCCCTCTACGGTTGAGATCTTTGCGGAAATCTGATAGCTGTTTGTCGGTTACATTATCTTCATCAAGAGCAAGCATCCCTTCGGCTCCCATATTCTGCAAGGCGCGCTGTTGGGCGGTAAAGGTATCGTTAGATTGCGTAACCACGTCCCGTGCCGCTCGTATCGGGCTCATGCCGTACAGGTGCGATCCCACGCTTGAGTAATCGGGGTTCCAATACTTCATGTGCATCACTTCTTCGGCGTCAAGCTCTATATCATAGACGTATTCGGTAATGCGATAGCCTCGTATCACTGATTCTACATTTCCTGAACTGACAATCTCTACCAAGTGCGCAGGCATCACCCACAGTTCCCCAAATGCCTGATCGACTTCCACACCGTGAACATAGGTATTCCCGGTAATCTCTTTAAATCCTTGCAGGTTCTCCACAAACTCGCTCCACCCTTGGTGCGGGTTGGGGCGATCTATCAC